TCGGATGGAATATCGCGTTAATGCCTTTAACTACGCCAGTAATCGGAAGAAGCGCAATCTTGCCAACTCCGGTAAGCATAGTTGTCAGCATTTTGATTGGATTGAACAGATTCTTAATGTTATCGCCGATTGACTTGAAATCGTTGCCTTTGTTCTTCTCAGCTATGTTAAGAGCCTGTTTCAAACGATCGAGAGTCGACAGGGAGGTCTTCGCATTCGTCTCGAAGTTGCGGTTGTCAAGACCTAAATGTAGAACTTTCGAAGAGCCATCATCGTTACTCATTTAGCGCTAACCTCCCTTACAATATGTGTCAGTATGCTATCAGTAATGGTCGCAATCGCAGGGTCAATGAACTTTCTGCCGGGAACGTATCCTCGCCAGCCCTTCTTGTGATGACCGCCCCTGGTCCTGTGACCCTTATCGTTGATGAGCGCAATGTTGACATACTTGTTTATGTTGTCGTTGTGGAATATCAAATGGTAGTAGCCGTCTTCAAACTCTATTTCGTATCTCCACGAACCGGCAGTCTTACCGGATCTAGTAGGCGTCGCCTCAGATAAAGCCTCGACGCCGCGCTTACCGTAGAAGTCAAGAACTCGTCGAACAACCTCATCCGTTTTCTGTCCGAGAAAGCGAATCGTGTCATCGAAAGTACCGCTTTGAGTAATCTTAACTTCCATAACAGCACCTACCCTTTCGTATTGTACTTTGCTAGTCTGGCGTTGTTTATCTCACGATAGCGCCTAGCCAGATCTTTAGGATTAGACTTCTTCTTTGGTTTGTTCTCTTCCGAGCATACACGAATCAACGTGATAAGTCGGTTGATGTGCCACTTTTCGAATTCCACAGGAATGTTGTAACTGATCATGTAGTAGTAGATCAGCTCCGATGTCATGAAACCGTGGGAACCCTTACTGGCCTTCTCATCTTTAGCTATGGTCGTTGCTGTCATCGGAGCAGAAATGTAATTGTTAATCTCACTAGCCTGCTGCGGAGTCAGCGCGTTGTAGACATTCTGATCGACATCTTTGTTCAGAGTCATGCACTTGATGTAGTCAAGAATCTGCTCGTTTGTCTTTTCCGACTCAAAGAATGAGATGCACCACTTTGATTCCCACTTGGAAATAGACACAAGAGAATGCTCGAGTTTCAATGTACATGGTTTAATGTACATGAACTCTCTTTTTGCTTCGTCCCAGAACTCGCCTCCAGGTATCTGCAGGGTCAGCATCCTCTCACCTCGCTTACTGTACTACTGTCAAACCGGCAGCATTTTCGTTGAGATGTGAACCGATCTCTTTAGCCAGTTTCGCCGGAACAACATTGAGGATGAATTTCTCAACTTCCTTAGTGTCCTCGCTATTGAAGAGGCGCTCGCGGAAAGCACGATACATAGCGGACTGCGTGAAGTCCTCTGTAATCTTCTCGCTCTTCCGGAAGTACTTGCCATCTTCACTAATCTCGCCGTAAGAAACGATGATCAGCTTACGGATCACGTTAAACATGGCGAGCATATTCTTCGTTTCCATGATTGCAGTAAGATGACCGGCCGTGAAGTCCTCATCAAGCCGCATAAGGTCCATCAGTTCTTCCTCACTGAGGTCGAAACGCAGGATTTCTTCTTTCTCATTACCGTTAAAGTCGGTGTATTTTACTGTGGTCTTAAACATTCGGTTTATCTCCTTTCACAAATAGAAAGAGGGCCGCCAACCCTACTGGAAGAAAGCGGCCCAAAAGTGGTCATTTTGAATTTCTCAAGCAGTTTTACCAACAAGCGTGATGATCTCTGCCGGAAGCGGAAGTCTAGCTTCAGCTTCATCTGTTCCGTACAGGATGTTCTCAAGAGCGGTCATCTTCTCAGCCGGAACTGTCGTGGAGTCGATCTCAAGGCAGGAAGTCGGCTTGATTCCAGGAACGTCAACCGGGGTTGTGGAGATGTCCCAGGACAGAGAAACAGCATCCGGGTTATCGTTTACGGTGCTGTGCTGCTTTTCGGACGGAGAAGCGGAAGCGTTGTAGATCAGATGCAGCTTGTAGCCCTTGGAAGTACCCTCGGTATCGGAACCGATCAGAGTTCTGTAGCAGAAACCGAACGGCTTTCTTTCCTGCTGACCAGCCAGAACGCCATCTGCGATCTCAACGTAGCCGTCGCACTCCATGAACTCCTTCGGAGCGGAGTAAGCTTCGATAGACGCTGCGTATTCCTCAGCGGATACCAGGTTCAGGTACTTGATGTTGTCGGCGTAAATAGCAGAAGCCTCAGCACCTGACGGGCTCTCGTTTACTGCAGAAAGACCGTTCCATGCAACACCGTTCTTGTATACTTTTGCGTCTTTGTCGTAGCTGTAGAACACGCCACGGTCAACACCAGTTTCATAGAGATGCTCTCCAAGCTTATCCCATGTAAGTTTCATGCGATTACCTCCTAATCAAAGATAGTAAAAGTGTCGTGATGTAAATTGTTAACTGTGTAGTGTGAAGTATGTCTGCATTTTGGAAGTGCTGCAACAATCTTAACGATTGGACTATCCGGACGTTTATCAATCACCGTGAGCATGTACGAAGTGTCAGAGAGATACGGCTTGTTATCCGCATACGTCGTAGTAATATTGCTGCGGGTATACCTTATTGCCGGATACTTCATGCGGACGCTCTCCGGTGGCTGATAGTACACGTTGACCCCAGGAATAGAGTTCAGGACTTCATCAAGAGCTAGTCTTCGGTCCATTGTACTCACCTCCGATCGATAAGGTTATGCGTGGGCGATCAACGGTTATGTTAGTGATTTCCCAGTTCGCATTCAGATACGAGACATACTTCATCAAATGGGCGTTCTGGTAGGCAAAGGAATCGGCAACGATCTGTATCTCGTTAGACAACTTCACGTCGCTGTTTCTGCCTTCACCTTTGGGATACTGAACAGAGAACCGCAGAACGTCCCCCTTGTATGGACGTTCCACAATCTCCTCTTCCCATATACTTCCGGGCTGTTCGACAAGCTTAAGAAAGCCAATCGTGCCGTAATATTTCCTCGCCATACCAGTTACCTCCATTTAGCAAATATCAATCGCCAGTGGCTGCCGTTGTTACGTCTTCCTCGATTGCGATTGCAGAGTAGATCTTGGTCAGAGCGCCAGATACTCTGGTTTCGAGCAGGCTGAGCTGCTGGTTAAACTTAATATCAAACTGTGTGAAGTGAGTCACTTCGCCACCCTTGGTGCTGCCCAGAGCATAGTCGTTCATGTTAACGATCAGAGCCAGCAGTTTCTTCTTCTTAGCGCTAGAGCCTTCACCAGCAGTTCTTACGCGGTTAGCAAACTGCTCAGCAGTGTAGATGTTACCAACGTTCAGAGCGGTTGCAAGCTCAGCCTTGGAAGAATACAGACGATGACCGTTACGATCGCGTGCCAGCAGCATGGTGTTCAGCATTCTCGGAGTAATGAACATATCCGGTGTGCCGGTTCCACGGAACTGCTCACGAGAGTACAGGCAGGTGTTAACCATAGCCTCAGCAGTAACAAAGTTGTCGCCGAAATATGTTGTTGTGTCGGTACCCTGCAGCTCTTTCGCCACTTCGTCCTTATTCAGGTCTACGTGGATGGTGTACAGATCGTCGTCGGTCCAGATCGGTCTGATGTGTTCCGGGAAGATCTTCGCTTCATCAGTATCCTGACGGCTGTCACCAAGCATGATAGCTGTTGCCAGTTCCTCGTTCAGCATCATGCGATCGATGTTGTACAGGTACTGAACATAGTCGAAGTCGGTAATATCAACGATGTCATCGCGATGCAGAGCGTTGGTTACATACACAGTCTGCGGATCGGTCGTACGTCTTGCCAGCTTGAACTGACCAGTCGGCTGCTTCTTGTTACCCTTCTGATAACCTTTTGCACGCAGCTGTTCCGCGTTACGGATGTCAACCTGACTGGTTCTGATGCGGCTGATCGGGCTCTTGTGTGTCTTAGCCATTACTACGCTGATCCATCCCTGGTCGTTGGTAATGAGTTCCGGCATACGACCGTTTACGTCCTTGTACTCCGGAAGCATAGCAGTAAAGGAAGTGAACTGTTCGTCGCCAATCGTATCGGTGTTGTCAAAGCCGCCTACCGGAGCAGCGGTATCGTCGTGCTGCAGGAAGTTATCCTCCATATAGGACTGGATAGCGTTCTTCAGAGTACCGCAGCGAGAGTCTTTCGCAAGCTTGATGATCTCTTTCTGATCGGCATGGCAAATAACGTTGGATCTGCTCGGAGCCTGGTCTTCAAAAGCGTTGTATTTCATAGTTTCTTCTCCTCCTTCATCGGAATGTTCTACTTCGTTATCGTCATCATCTGAATCGTCGTCATCTGAATCTTCAGACTTCTTGCCGTTTTTCTTGAGAGCGTCTTTTACATTCTCTTCAATGAGGTACCCGATAACAAGTTTCTGGTCTTCTGTGAAACCGTTGATGATCTTTTCTACATCGATTTCGTCATCATTGGTTTCTGCGGGTTTTGTTTCTTTCTTTTCTTCAGCCACGTCTTTGTCCTCCTTCTCATCTGAATGTTCAAGCGTGTCGCCAAGCTCAATATTGGAGTATTCCCCAAAGTACATGATCGCTTCGTCTTCGATCAGGTCATATGAGCCATCGCTATGGGCAAGCACCGCATTATCAATGAAAGCGCCGGGATTGGCACCACCATAGACAAGGCTTACCTCTTTAATGATTCCGTTAAGAACCTTTCCACCCTGCTGTTTCAGATGATCCGCATAGATGGAGAGCCGTTTAATGTCTCTGTGGGAGACTGCCTCTTTGGCGTGCTGTCCTTCGTAGGAATTGTTAAACGACATGAGAGCGTACATGCCCTCTCCATCCTTATGGCAAAGAAGTGCTGAGCCCAAAATCGTTGTGGGCGTTCCATGGTCGTGACCCCACACAATAGGGACCTCTTCGCCATCCTGACCAGCGAATGCACCGGGTTCAATGGTTCGTCCGTCAGAGCAGAGAAGCCCATACCGAGTAGCCCAACCACTGCAGTCATAGGTTCTTTCAGCCATTTTGAATTTTTCCTTTCGTTTTTCTGCCTTTGTTTTGTTTCGTAGTCCCATTTCGGAGATAGCGTTTGTCTTGCTCCAAGCCGAGCCCAGTTGACCAAATTCAGGCATAAAAAATAGACCCTTTCGGGTCCCTTACTAGCTTTGTGGTTCTTCATTGTCCTCTTCAGGAACCGGCGGCTCGCCTTCGACTTGCTGTCTGTCCTGATTGAGGTTTGCGTTCTTAAGTCTGTCAGCTTCCGGATCTTCGGACGGTCTGAAACCAACGATCTGTCTGAGCTCATTAGCAGAAAGAATTGCGTTTCTTGTAAATTTGTCTGCAACGTCAGCGATCTTCTCGATCGGACTGAGCCTGAACGGATCCTTGAAGAACACGATCGACTGTTTCGATCCACGAGCTTTACGACTCAGGAACTTCCATTTCATAGAGTCGACCAGCGCTGAGATGATTGGCTCTATGATACGGTTCTGGTAATTCAGCATTGTTGCTTCGTCTGCAGTTCCATCGAAAACCGACGCCGGCATACCAAGTTCCGCAGAGAGCATGTTAGTATAGTACTCAACTCGATTGAACAGGTTGTTCTCAACAGCTCGGTTCAGCTGAATTACCTTTTCCGACCCGTCAATGTAAGCGATTCCGTACCTTGAGCCTGAAAGCTGACTCACAAGCTCTTCTCTTCTGCCGTTAGCTCTCGCCTTCTGAAGTTCAGATCTGGCAGTGTACGGAACCTGAATGATCAGGTCCAGTTTATCGGATGCCTGTCGTCCATCTAACTGATCGAGCTGTCGAAGCGTCTGAATCAGCCTCTGGTAAGTGCTATTCGGACGATTCATGATCTCGTAGAACGGATTCTCAGGCAATGCGACCATAGCTTTCGGGAACGTTCGGTCTACTCGTTCCCCGGTATCCTCGTTGTACAGGTTGACCGTAACATGCTTCGGATACCATTTAACGACCTTACCGACTCTAAGCGCTCCGATATCGTAGCCTTCTGTAAGCATAGGATTCGCTGTAGCTTCTGTTGGAACGATGGCAATAACACCTTCTGTCAGCAACGACATAGCAGCATCCTGTAAGAACGCTCTTGCCGTCTGGTCTGAGTTTGCGGCTAGTGTCAAGCACTGATTAAGCTCGGAATTCATCGGCTGCTTATAGCGGCTCTCGTCATCGAGTCTTGCATGAGCGATAGACACCGAGGCAACATCAACAGCGATCCTCGTGAGCCTAGACGTGATTACCGATCGGTCTACCGAAGACGAGATAATGTTCCTCGGAGGCCCGCCATACACCGTGCTCGACGGAAAGGTCGATACTCGAGGTGTCGGATCTCTACCGATGAATGCGTTCCAACCGTGTTGGAGTCTGTTAATAAAGCTCATTTTGAATTTTCTCCTTACAGTTCTTCAAGAATCGCGGCTACCTCTTCTCTAAGGCCGGGATCAGCGATGTCGTCGAGGGTCATGTAGCCGTTTTTAATTCTCATTGCAAGAAATTTAGCTCGCATCTCACATACCTCCTATGATCAGTTCCTGCAGAGCGCCTTCAGCAAGCTCTAACCGCTCCTGCATTACCTCCATGTCGGTCTTGAACCGATTGTGGAAGGTTGCTTTGACATTGCCGTCTTCGTAGTTGTAGTCAACGGTGAAGTTAACCGGAACGATACCGGTATACTTAACGCCGCCAAACTCTACAGATGACAGGTTCTTTGCCGTGAACTCCTTCTTAAGAGAGTCCAGTTCAGCAAACTTCTGTAAGATAGTAGTGCAACTCGTAATCGTTGAGTTGTCTGTCAGATTGACAGTAACCCCATCTTTAAGTTTAAGAAGGATCATTACTTTGTTCTCCTTTCTTTTGTAGTTGCATCGTTAAATAGTCTTTTATTAGACCAAATAAGAGCCACGTAAATAAGCTCTTCCAGTTGGATAAGAGGCGGCTATATATATGCTGCATTGTCCGTTTTCGCGAAATGCAAATATGCACGGGACGACACCCAAAGTCCCACTTATATAAATTGCATTGGTAGGGCGGTAGCCTTGCGGGACAGTGAAAAGTAACTGACCCTCACTCCTTGCTTTGTTCTCTCCCTGAAATGAAAAATATACAGTGTCGCCTTGCCGAATAAAAAGCCTGTTATTTGGGGTTTCGTCATAGCTAACACTATTTCCAAAATTCGTTCTGCTATTTAACGCCGTAATCTGACTCTGAAGACCGGCATCAGTCTCCTGCATAGTGGCTACTACTTCGGCTGCTTCGTCGATAGCTGCCTGGACTGTGGCGCCTGTAAGACCGCTTCGTTCATTGTCGTACTCTACGGTTGCCGCCTGCCTTACACCACCGCCGTCATTGATGAAGTAGATGGTGCCGTTAGTCTTCTCTTCCTCGGAGAGAGCGTCATACTCTTCCTGGGTTACGGTCTTGGTATTGTCGGTATTCTCAACCTTGGTGATGACAGCGCTAATTTGCTCACGTACAGCAGTTCCTGCCGTGTTGTAAACAGTGCCGTCGTAACCGGTTCGAATATCAATAAGCTCCTCGTTGCCGACTGTCGCTTCAGATGAAGTCTGAACAAGATTCTCAATCTGACCAGAGAGGACAGCGTTAGCGGCTTCCAGAGCGTCAATATAGCCCTGTAATGTTTTAGCCTGCCCTCGTACAGCATTACCTGCCGTAGTGTAGACCGAGCCGTCGTAACCCGAGCGAATATCATTGAGTTCCGCGTCGCCCTTGGTGCTGACAGACCCAGACGGTAAGGAGGCTATCGTGTCCATTCTTGCTTCCTGGATGGACTGTCTGGACTCAAGCTCATCAACCTTCTCACGGGTCTCATTAGCGAAATTTGTAGCCTGCTCAATTCCCTCATCCATGTGGTTGAAGTTTGCAGCGCTAGTCGGAGTCGTACGCGCCGTTTCTCTGTCAATCCATCCTATTGGTTCATAGTCAATCATGTTGTCACCTCCTTACACAATCATGGTGGCGTCTATTCGCCATGTAGTGCCGACGTCAGATGCATTGAACGCGGCGTTGTCAGTTCTTCGTACTACAAATCGGATAGAGTACTCGGTATCGGATGCTGCCACAGTGTACTTGTTTGCAGCGGATGCCGGTTCGTAGCCGATATAGTCACCGTTCTCGTCGTACTTGTACACCCAGAACGCGTATCCTGTCGTTGCTTCGATCACCACTCTGTGCCCAGAGCGTACTGGTACAGCCTTGACGCTTCTCACACGATTCGGTGATGCGGCCCCATTAGCTCCTGTCGAGCCATTGATCGTAGCGTTTCTGAAGTTGTCCGGAACGTTCTTAAGAAGATACGTTACGTTAGCGGGAAACCGGTACTCAGATGGATACAGCTCTTCCGACGGATACGTATCATCGTCTCCCGGGTCTGGCTCAGGCGTAAACAGCTCTATGAGCTCTTCAACAGAAGGAAGCCTTGGGGCGGTGTCGGCGGTTCCGTACAAAATATCTTCGAGTTCCGAGAGGCTCTCTGAAGAGAACTTGGTGGAATTCACCTTGATGACAGACAGCGGACGGTAATCATCAGTATCGACGGGCACACATTCGAACTCGAAGTTCAGTGGACTGATGTCCGACGAATCGTCGACGGTTGAGTCGTTGTCGTCCATAGAGCTAATGTGTGCACCATAGACAAGATTGATCGTGTATCCGTGACTCGTGCCGTCAGTATCACTTCCTATGTAAGTACGGTAGCTAAACCCAAACGGCTGATACTCCTGCTGGTACGCCGACATTCCAGGAAGCAGTTCAACGCCACCAAGGCATCTGTCCAGTTCCGGTGGATACGTGTAAGCCTTGATTGAACCAGCGTTCTCTTCACCAGTGAACAGGATGGCAGCACGAACATCACCGGAATATAGTACTGTCTTGTCTCGGCCTTCTCGTTTCAGGCTTACTTCAGACAGGCCGTTCCACGCAACGCCGTCAATGTAGTCGCCGCCGGAGTAAGTATACAGCACCCCTCTGTCCGTACCTTGCTTAAAGAAGTGTGTTCCTAGTTCGTCCCATAAGATTCGCATGTCGTCACCTTCTTAAAATATAAAACTATTGCCGTTTTTTTCTTAAACGTTCGAGGTCTTTGGCAGCTTTGCTATGAGCATTTGCCGAAAGTTCTCTCTTCTCTTTACCAGAAACTCGAGCGTTCGTCTTGGCTGTTGACAAAGCACTATTAGAATAGTGCCAGTCATAGCTTAAGCCTGTCATTTTACTGCTAATTTTCTGCCGTATATAGTCACCGCTTGCTCCTTTATTCTGAGCACCTAATCCGCCTATCAGAAGGTACTCGAGCAGTACTTTACGCCTTTCTTTCTTAATAGATTTTAAGTCAGCTTTAGCAATGCTCTTCATCTCAGCAGATTTCATGCTTTCTTCGAAGTACTTTCTTGCTGCAGCACGCTCATACTTTTTGCCTATACGTTTAAGTCTGAAGTCGCTTGCGCCTTTATCAAATAGTTTCTCATATTTCTCTTTAAGCTTGGTTACATATTCGTCGTTTCGTTTCAGGCGTCTAGCATATTTGCGGTCGACTCTTACGCTTTCTTTCTTCTGGTATTTAGCAACTTTTTTCTGTTCTTTAGCCGTTTTCTTTTGCTCTTTAGTAAGTTTGTCGCCGTCTCTACCTTTTCCAATACCGTAATGTTCTCGTCCTAGCGGGGTATATGTGCCATCCGGATACTGGTACTGACGAACACCTTTCTTCTGGCCTTTAACACCGTGATGAGCTAGCGTATCGGCGTCAAACGATGGTTCGTCAGCCTGATACTCAGGAATATCTATAGGACGCCTGGCCTGAAGAGCGCTAGAGGCTGTCCAAGTCATGCCTGTCACCTCCTTAATGTCCATGTAACTCAGTCCACAAATCTCGAAAACGGTCATGATCAAGACGCTCTGTGTCGATAATCCTACTCATCAAAGCAATATTTGTTGGCGTTTCTTTATACTTGATCGCACGTAATACAGCTTGAGCGTCGTCTGCTATGAAGTCCTGTAAGTTATCAAACTGCGTATAATTGTTCATCTGATTCTCGAAGCATTGTAGCTGAGTATTGAAAGCAAGTTCGTCTGCCATTTTGTAAAACTCAGAATCCTTTTTTCCATATGCTGCAAGAATTTCAGTCTGTTTCGCCTCGTCTGTGGTTTTCAGAGCGGCTCTAAGATTCTTGTTTATCCCGCCATGCGACAGCGCATAAAGAGTACCATCCTTCTTCCACATGTCGTAAATGTGGTTGACTCTTTCTTGTGAATGTTCGTCTGATAGGAACTCCTTGGCAAAGTCTGTTTCCTTCTTTGGCAATTTACATGCCTCTTCGGCAAGTGTCAGGTGGTCTTCTTCACCGAGACCGTTCTCCTGCAGGTACTTCCGCACTTCATCATGTGTCGCTCCGCCATCTATCATATCCCGGCAATTATCAAACGCTTGATCTTTGCTTGGATTCGCTTCCAACAAATGGTACTTCTTCTGCATTTCTGCAGAAAACGGCTTGTCTGGAGATGGCTCCTGCGTTTCCTTACGACCCTTGCCAACACCATAATGTTCTCGTCCAAGCGGAGTTAGAGAACCGTCTAGATACTGGTACTGACGAACACCTTTCTTCTGGCCTTTAACACCGTGATGAGCAAGGGTATCAGCGTCAAACGTAGGTTCATCGGCGCGATACTCTGGAGCATCAAGCGGACGTCGCGATCTGCGAGCCTTACGTGCAGTCCAATTACTCATAAGCACTCACCTCATCCAAAAGCATCACGGTTAAGTTTATAAGCGACCCATGCATCCATTAGCGCGGACACATTATCGATCTTATGCTCGTGACGCTTCTTCAACAATTTGCGGTTTCCATTAGTGTCTTCCATAGTAATGCAGTTCCCCATTGTGTAGGACATGATCTGCTCGTCAAACAACAGCTTTCGGTCTTCTGCAAGATCGCGAAGTTCGCCTAACGGCACAGACTCTGTCTTAGCTCCCTGTATTACTTTTTCGACGCCCATATCACCGTTCTCAAGACACCACCGCTCGACAAATTCACGAGCGTTGTATGGGTCGTAGCCAAAGCACAGGACGTCATAGCAGACCTCTTCGTTTATGTACCGATCGAGGTCTTCATAAATCTCTATCATGTTTAGAACAGTGCCTTCCATTACGATTAAGCTTCCCTCAGCCATGAATTCGTCGTATTTATGCCGCATGGCATTTGGAAGGCGACTGAGAGTTCTCTCTGAAATATAACTTCTGGCTTTGATGCCAAAAGTATCATCTCCAAGCGGGAACAAGAACGTAAAAGCACAGAAGTCATCACCCTGTGAAAGGTCGGCACCCATGGCACAAGGCATTCTCCAGAACTCTCTGTGCCGATGCGGAATGGTCTGCTCATACGTAAAGAAGTATGTATAGCCTTCCATAGGAATTCCGAATCTCTTAGCAAGAATGTCGTTCCTCGTAGCCGGAGCATTCTCCATTCGCTCCTTGTCCAGTTCATACGTTTCGTACGTAACTGTTTTGCCAAGATTGGGATTAGCCTTAAGCCACATTTCAGGACGTTCTACTTCTGCTATATCGTCCAAGCGATAGTACCAAATCGAAGTATGATCGTTAATGTACTTCCCTTTGAGGATGTCCATTAGCTCCATTTTGATTGTATCGCCTACAGAATTTCGTACAGTTCCTTCGCTGCTCATGGCTATGATCAGGTAGTCATCATTCTTGGACGCGCCTTGTTCAATAGCACCGATAACATCCTCTCTGATGTCGCCAGACAGCCACTCGTCTACCGTTGCGATCCTGCAACGCATACCCTGAAGCTTGTTCACCGACATTGGTCGTACTTCGAGAAGTGATCCATTAAGGAAGTTCTCGATTCCTTTCTTTGTCGACGCCAGCTTCATACGATTTGCTCTGGAACCGGTCGTGTTCTGTAGTGAGCCTTCTGTAAGAAACTTGAACCACGGCCCCGGAGATCGAGTTATCGCTGTACGAAACGGAGACATGATCTCGTCCGCTTGTTTCATGGTCGGAGCGGTTGTAATCTGGTGCGTCGTTGAGCTGTCAACCGTTTCGAAGTACGCCTGAATACAAGCTCCGTACATAGACTTGGCCGCACCTCGAGCAACGATAAGATACTGTTTGTTCGTAAGCCGTTTCAGTATCTTCTTGTTGACATAATGCCCGCCTGGTCTGTCTTCGTACGGTTCGAACACGCTTCTGTAGATGTAGTAATACCATCCGAAGACCTGTTCTCCCCACAGCTTGAATGAATCAAGA